GAATAGTAATATTTCTTAAAGCATAACAACCACGAATCATACTGCTACCAATTACACTATTTTTAATAGTAATGTTTGTTAAACCTTTACAATCAAAAAAAGCAGTATCCCCTATTTGAGTTACACTTGAAGGTATTGTTATACTTGTTAAATTATTACAATCTTTAAACATTTCTGTACCAATTACCTTATTTAAAATATTAGTTTCATCTAGTTGTTTTATTCCTGTGCATCCTTCAAAAGCTTTTTCACCAACACTAGTTACACTTGAAGAAATTATAAGATTTGTTATACTATTACAATTTTTAAATAGTTCACTAGTTATTTTGTCATTTTGAATATTAACATCTCTTAAATTAGTGCAAGAATAAAATACACCTCTTCCTAAATCGGTTACCGTTGGAAAAATTGTAACACTTCCTAAAGTACTAATATTTGCAAAGGCTTCCTCACCAAATTTGGTAATTGAAGAAGGAATATATCCTATATTTTTAACATATTTAAAAGCATACAACCCAACACTAGTAACATTTGAAGGTATAGCAAAAGATAAATTAGAACAACCCTCAAACATTCTATCAGGAATATGAAGTTCACCTGGAATATTGAAATAAACATGTTTAAGACTTATAGCATAAGAAAATGTGTCAGCTGCATTAGCTAAAGTATCCTTACTAATATTTAATACAATACTTTCTAAATATTGATTTTCAGAAAACATGTTAGAACCAAGACCAAGAGGTCCAGAATAAAACACATTTCTTGGTCTTGGAGGTGACGTGTATGTATTAGCTCCAAAACCACATTCAGCAAAAAGTGAAGCACCAATAAATGTAACACTATCAGGCATATTTATATAAACTGGAGTATTACTATTTAATATACACAAATTTTTGCATCTAGTAAAAGTGTAATTACCTGTTTTTGTACAATTATTTGTAATATCAATCTTTCTCAGTGAAAGGCAATCAGAAAATACATTGCTACCTGTTATATCTGTATCTATTTTTGCATAATTTAAATTATTTAAAAATGCAAATGCAAGTTCGCCAACTTGAGTTATATTTGAAGGTATTATTACATTTGTTAAACCATGACAACCCTTAAACATTTCTGTAGAAATTACCTTATTTAAAAAAGTGTTTTCATCTAATTTTGATAAACCTGTACAATCTTCAAAAGCATTATCGCCAACACTAGTTACAGTTGAAGGAATTATTAAACTTGTTAATCCTATACATCCTTTAAACATAGAATTAGATATATTTTTATTTAAAATGTTTATACTTGTTAATCCAGAACATCCTTCAAAAGCGTTATCGCCAACACTAGTTACATTTAAAGGAATATTTACACTTTTTAATCTAATACAATCTTTAAACATTTCCGTAGTTATATTTTTATTTAAAATATTTATACTTGTTAATCCAGAACATCCTTCAAACGCATTAGCGCCAACACTAGTTATATTTGAAGTAATTGTTACGCTTTTTAAACTACTGCAACCATAAAACATAGAATTTGTTATTTTATTAGTTATAAAATTTGGTATACTTTGTAAACTTGAACATCCTCCAAAAGCACTAGCGCCAACACTAGTTATATTTGAAGAACTTATAATACTTGTTAATCTAGAACATCCAAAAAAAACATTAGAACCCAAACTTGTTACAGTTGTAGGTATTGTTATATTTGTTAAATAATCACAATTAGAAAATGCAGCAAATCCAATTTTAGAAAGTTTTGAATATATACCAAAATCTATACTAACTAAATGATTAGCAGGAACATCATATAATCCACGATTAAAATTTTGATTATAATTAGCAAAAACATTATTGCCAATACTAGTTATAGAGCCAGGTATAATTGCTTCTGCTATTGTTCCATAATTTTTTCGGGTTGCTGACACAATTTCATTATTAACAATTACAAAACTAATTGTTCCTGTAGCAATTTTATTTATATCAGTATTATTAAACCCAGCATTAAATAAATCAGATTCAGAATACCCTTTAAAATAATGTTCTCTAAACTGAAGACTATTATAAGATAATATTTTATCAGTATTTAAATAATAAGTATTACTAGAACCAAAACAATTATTTCCAAGAATTGTAACATTATTAAAATCACGAAATATTCTTTCTAAATTAATATTTACTAAACGATTAGCATCAAAAGCAAGGTTTCCAATACTAATAACAGACGAAGGAATTGTTATATTTTTTAAACTATTATTAAAAAATGCCTCAGCACCAATACTAGTTACATTTGGAGGTATAATTACATCAAGTAATATTGAATTATTAAACGCACCGTCACCAATACTAGTAACAGAATCAGGAATATTAACATAATAATAGGTTTTTCCCTTACTAAAAGCATATTCACCAATACTAGTAATTTTTTTTGGTAAATGTAAAATATATGGACTAAAAGTATAAGTTAATTGATTTGTATTACCTAAATATTGATTTGTACCACCTAAATTTAAGTCAGTTGAAAAAGTATTAGTAGCAGCATTAAAATTCATTTTGGATGATAAATTTCCAAATAATTTGCTAAACCCAAATGGAAAATTCATTACTGGATTAAAAGAATTTCGTTGAGTATAAGGAAAAATTTTAAATACATCGCCTAATATGTAACCATCAATTCCTGAAATATTATCTATAACAATAGCAATGTCTTGATTAACTATTTTAAAATTAACATAATATTCTCTAGTAGTCCATTGATCAGTTATTGAATTATAAAAAGCTCCTATGACGTCGAAATTTGGATTTTCTATAGGATTACTTCTATAAAACCCAATACTATCAAATGAAACATGAAGTATAGTATTTAAATCATTAATTGTATATAAACCATTAGGAATATTTACATTATATGTTTTTAATTTAGTAGTCCACACGTAACCAATAGTAGCTGATATATAAACCAACTTATCATCGTAATTTAATGAATATGAAAAATTATTATTAGTATCATCAATTTCAAAATAATTTTTATAAGTTGAAATATCATTAGTTATTGTAATATTATTTCCTCGAATATCATAAAATGTATATGGTTTAATTTCAGTAATATTTATAGATTTATTAGTTACTATTAATTTAGAACAATTTTTAAAAGCACTATGACCAATATCAATCACAGATGAAGGTATTGTTATATCTGTTAATCCAATACAATTTTCAAAAGCACTATCTCCAATGCTAGTTAAAGAAGCTGCTGGTAATATTATACTTATTAATTTAGAACACCCTTTAAAAGCATTATTACCAATATTTGTTACTGATGGAAATGATACACTTGTTAAATTAAGACAATTCATAAATAAACCATCATTAATAATATTAGTATAAACATTAGCTGAAACTAAACCGCTACAATTTTCAAACATAAAATTACCAAAAATACTGCTATCGTAATCATCTAAATTTGTTATTTTAATACAATTTTGAAAGACCCCCGTTCCAAAAATAGGATTTGTTGTATTAGAAATATAAATAAATTTTAAATTAGTGCAACCTTGAAAAGCATAATTTCCAACACTTGTTACATTTGAAGGTATTGTTATACTTGTTATACCAGTACAATTTTGAAACATATAATTACCAATAACTGAATTTTGAATAACAATATTTGTTAAATTAACGCAACCACTAAAAGCATAATCGCCAACACTACTTACCGATGAAGGAATCGTTATATCAATTAAACTATTAGAATTAAATGCTCTAGAACCAATTGATAAAAGTTCATTTGATAAATATACATTATTTACATAATTTGCTACATTGGAAAATGCATTTGTTCCAATAGATGTAATACCTAATGGAACAACTATATTTTCTTTAACAGTTGTATTTAAATACCTACTAGAACGAGTAGCATTAATTACAATGTCATTCTCAACTATCAAATTTACACCATCGGCTATATCTATTATTTCTGAATAAAATCCAGCGTTCGTTAAAGTATTTTTTCCCACTAAATAATTTAATTGTCTTATCATAATAGTTAAATCATTCGCTAAACTAGTACTAATAGGACTTTTATTACCTACATTTAAAAAACAATTAGTGTTGAATGTTATGAATTTAATTTTAGAGATATCAAAAAATGTAAGACGTGCTAAATTAATGCAATTTTTAAATGCATTAATACCAATACTAGTGATAGATGGTGATATAACCATAGAATTTAATTTAGAACAGTCAGTTAAAAAATTTGATGGAATATCGGTTATAATATTATTTTTAGTAAAATATATAGTATTTAATGAATTTTTAACGGATGAATAATTATTAGTTGTATTTAATGTATTACTTATGGAGCTAACATTATTAGGAATACAAAGAATTGCATTTGGGTCTATTGTTTGGTTAGGAAAATCAGTAAGAACACCGTCAACTACCGTTAAATTTAAAACTTTATTTATAGTTGGAAATCCTGTGTTACTTATTGATACCTTAGAATAACCATCTGAAAATAATTCAAAAAAACAATAAATATCTAATAAATTACAATTAGCAAAACAATTATAGCCTAAAGTTGTCAAACTACTAGACATAAAATCCCTTTCAATTATAAAATTTGTTAGATTAGAACAACTTTGAAAAGCATACTCTCCAACATTTGTCACATTTAAAGGTATTATTATACTTATTAAACTAGTGCAACCTTGAAAAGCATAATTTCCTACATTAGTTACTGTTGAAGGTAAATTTATACTTTTTAAACTAGTACATCCTTGACAAGCATAATTACTAATATTCATTATAGATGAAGGTATTGTTATACTTGTTAGACTAGTACAACCTTTAAAAATGTGTTCGCCAATACTAATTACAGATGAAGGTATTGTTATATTTTTTAGACCAGTACATCCTTGAAAAGCATATCCGCCAATACTAGTAAGAGTATCAGGTAATGTTATACTTGTTATACTAGTACAACCACTAAATAAATAATCACCTAAAATAGTAATATTATTTAAATATACTTTTTTTAAAATTGGAAAATTAGACAACAAATTATTAAAATTTAAATTAAATATATAACCAAAATATATTTCATTAATATATAAAGATTGAATTTTATTTATAGTAGATTGATTCATACTTGTTGCATTATTTGGAAAAACCAATATACCATCAGTATAATTTGAATAAAAGAGATTAGTTATAACATTATCTACTACAGTAGATTTAATATCCCCTCTAGCTTTATTAACCGCATCGTAATCAAATCCAGCATCTAATAAACTTCCTATTGTATAACCTGCCGATATTAAACCACGTAGTGAACCAAAATGATAAATATTGCTATCTGTTTTTTTAAATGAATCCTTACCTAAAATTGTTAAACTAGGGCTGTTTGTAAAATTTCTGTATAAATTAATATTTAATAAATTATAACAACCTTGAAAAGCTGAAATACCAATACTAGTAACTGATATTGGAATACGAATAGTATATAAATGATAACACGAACTAAACATATAATCTCCTATCATGTTATTTTGAAAATTAATAGTTTTTAATTCGTTAAATCCTGCAAAAGCTCCAGAACCAATACTAGTTATACTTGAAGGAATTGTTAAAACTGTTAGGGAAAAATTATTACCAAAAAACATATTTGCACCAATAACTGCATTTTTGAACTCTATATTATTAATAAAAGGATTTCCAGTAAAGGCAGCATCTCCAATACTAGTAACTTGTGAAGGTATTATTACATTTTTTAAACCACTACAACTAGTAAACATGCGTTGACCAATTACTTCATTTAAAATATTAGATTCTGTTATGCTAATTAAACCAGTGCATAGACGAAAAGCTTCAGAACCAATATCCGTAACTTGTGGAGGTATTATTACGTTTGTTATACCGGTGCAACTATCAAACATATTAGCCCCGATTACTTTATTTAAAATATTGAAATTTGTTATACTAGTTAATCTGGTGCATTTTTGAAAAGCTCCAGAACCAATCTCCGTAACTCCTGAAGGTATTATTACATTTGTTAAACCAGTGCAACTATCAAACATATTGGCACCAATTATAGTATTTAAAATATTAGAACTTGTTATGCTAGTTAAACTAGTGCATTTTTGAAAAGCTCCAGAACCAATCTCCGTAACTCGTGAAGGTATTATTACATTTGTTAAACCAGTGCAACTATTAAACATATTGGCACCAATTATAGTATTTAAAATATTAGATTCTGTTATACTAGTTAATCTGGTGCATTCTTTAAAAGCTCCAGAACCAATGCTAGTAACTCGTGAAGGTATTACTATATTTGTTAAACTAGTACAACTATCAAACATATTGTCACCAATTATAGTATTTAAAATATTAGATTCTGTTATATTAGTTAAACCGTTGCATAACATGAAAGCACTTGTGCTAATACTATTTATATAAGAAGGTATTATTACATTTGTTAAACCAATGCATCCATAAAACATACGTTCAAATATTGAAATACATTGAAGATTTGTTTCATCTATTTGTGATAACCCAACACAACCTTCAAAAATACCACTACCACCACTTACTATATTTGAAGGAATAACTATTTTTGTTATATCAATACAATTTGCAAAAGCATTAGAACCAATACTAGTTATAGAAGGAGAAATAATAAGCCTTGTTATATTTCTAGTATTATTTAAATAATTATCTATAACTGAAAATGAATTTACACCTACTCCTGAACTAATTGTAAGTGTTATATTATTACAATTATAAAATAGTGTATCATCTAATATTAAATTACAAGGAATTGTTATATTTTTTAAATTAGTGCAACTACTAAAACTATATTTTCCAATACTAGTAATATTATTTGGAATTACTACACTTGTTAAATTAACACAATTATTAAACATATAATCAGAAATTGTATCATTTAAAAGATTAGCACCTGTTATATTTGTTAATCCAGAACAAGAATCAAAAATATTAGATTCTATATTTTTAACGGAATTCTGAATAACAAAATTATTTATTTTTGAGCATCCTTGAAATGAATTGTTACCAATACTAGTAACAAATTCTGGTATTATTACGTTTGTTAAATCAGTGCAACCATAAAACATATAGTCACTTATCTGATATGTTGCAACATTATCTACTATATTTACTATATTTTTTAATTTTACACAATTTTGAAAAGAGCCTGATTTAAAAGTTATATTTATTTTATTCACTGATATACTAGAGCGTACTGTTACATTTGTTAAATTACTACAATTACTAAAACAAAAATTACCAAAAATTGGATTAATATTAGAAACAGCAGTAGAAGCATTAGCAGTAGCAGCATTAAGAGCAACAACATAAGCAGCAGCGGTAGTAGCAGCATAAGAACGAGCAATAGTAGCATCATCATCAGCATCTTTAGCAGCAAGATGAGCATCATAATAAACTTCATAAGAACGAATAGCATCATCAACACTAGCACTCTGAGCATCTGCGAGGAGAGTATTTGCAACAGCATGAGCATTAGTAGCAGCACTAGTAGCGGCATCAGCAGCAGTAGCAGCAGCCGCAGCAACAGCAGCAGCAGCATCGGCAGCAGCAAAAGCAGCAGTAAAAGCAAAATCATTAGTATTTTTAATTTCAACATATGATAAACTAGTACAATTATTAAATGCATAATCACCAACGCTACTAATACCGTTTGAAAGTAATACACTTGTTAGTTTAATACAGGTATCAAACATATTTGCACCAACTATATTACTTAATAAATTTGTTTCATCTATATAAGTTAATCCATCGCATTTTTTAAAAATACCATTTCCAAGACTAGTTACAGATGATGGTATTAATAGTCGTGTTAAACTAATACATCCTTCAAAAGCATTATCATTAATATTTTTAATATTATTACCAATACTATAGTTAGTTAATTTTATACAATTCAAAAATGTATTTGATGGAATACTTGTTATAACACTATTATTTGGAATAATTATATCAGTTAATTCTGTTCTTATATTATCAAAAGAATGAGAATTAATATTAATAAAAGAAGGAAGATAAATGTAATTATAAGCACCTAAAAAACTATAACTATGAGTAAATTTTCCATTATTAAATATTGATAATCCCTGTCCACTGGTAAAATTATTTTGTAGCCCTAAGTTATGAATTATATTGCCAGAAAATGTGATAGTCGGGTTTGTACGAGTTGTTGAAAGTGCCAATATGTCACCACTTATGTCTGGAGGTGATTGCCATCCTGTTGGAAGAAAAGTTAATTGAGGATATGTAGTAATTATTATGTGGACTACTTCCGCAAGAGTTTTGAATGTTTTTAAATTAATATAAAATACAGCATTACCATTAGCATCAAACAAATATGTTCCATTGTTTCTCATTGTATATTCTAAATAATCATTTATTTCATCAATAGTATACATCCCATTAGGAAGTATAACATCAAATGTTTTAATAATATTGCCAATTTTATAAGTATACGAAAAAGTATTATTCGGTTTATTACTCATTATAATTACTTCATTACTAATATCCATCCAAAATGATTCAGACCTAATAAGAGTATTATTCTCATCAACAGTTAAATCAAATGACCCCATTGCCTTAGTTACTGCTAATTCAGTGAAACCCCATTTTATTAACTCTTTTTTGGTTAGTTCGCCTGAACTATTATAGAGCATTGTTCTTACATCTTCGTATGTGAATGGAACACCTTTAAAAACATTTTCACCTATATCATTACCGTTATAACTAAATATTATTTCTGTTAAATTTATACAACCATTGAAAGCATCATTCCCAATACTACCTACACCTGATTTTATATTCAATCTTCTTAAATTTGTACAATTTTCAAAAGCATTATTCCCAATATTACCTATATATGAATTTATATTTATACTTGTTAAATTTGTACAACCTTGGAAAGCATAATCTCCAATACTATCTATATTTGAATTTATATTTAAACTTGTTAAACCTGTACAATTTTTAAAAGCATAATCTCCAATACTATCTATATTTGAATTTATATTTAAACTTTTTAGACCTATGCACTTTTCAAAAGCATAATCTCCAATTAATAAACTATTAGTATTTAAAAATCTAATTGCCTTTATTTTAGGACAATTTTGAAATGCTCCAATACCAATTATACGCATTTTTTGTGGTATAGTTAATCCTAAATTATCTGAAAATCCTTCAAACTTTATGCAATTGAGAAATGCGTAATCTCTAATCTCTGCTAAATTACTTCTACTATAATCATTTATAGCACCTCTTGAACTATCGCCAATCGCTAAATGAGTTATATATTTTCTGCAACGACTATCTGCACTATAACAACTTTCCTCTATAAATTGTAAGTTATATGGTATTAGTGAAACACTTGAACTTACAGTAAGGTCTGGAAAGTATACATTTTTTTCTTTTTGTATAACACGAGCGCCTATAGCAGTATAAAAAAAACTTGCAGATTTATAGTATACTATTATGTATGTTTCTATATGAGTATACATATTCGCACCATTTTCTGTATCAATCATTGTTTGTATAATATTGTAAGTTTGTAAAATGAATGAAAAAATAAGAGATATTGCATTACGTCCGTCTATAGACATCATTACACTCGTTATAAAAATAGCATCTTGTTCATTAATATATACTGGAATACTAACATTCGATGGTATAGGAACTGATGTAATAAAATCAGAACCACCTCCATAAGAAAAATTATCTACTATAGATTGTGAGTTTGCAATAGTAGAATTATGCCTAATCATTGCATCAGTAAGACTCATTATAAATATTATAAATATTATAATAATTATAATAATTATAATTTTATTAAAAATCTAAAACTCCAAATATATATAATAATGAAAATAGTTGTATTTGATTTAGATGAAACTCTAGGTTATTTTACCGAGCTAGGTATTTTTTGGGATTGTTTAAAAAATTATTTAAAAATAGAGAATAATGTTCATTTAACTCAAACAGACTTTAATGATATTTTGGATTTATTTCCAGAATTTTTGAGACCAAATATAATAAATATTTTAACCTACTTAAAGAACAAAAAACAATCAAAATGTTGTCATAAAATGATGATATATACAAATAACCAAGGTCCAAAAGAATGGGCACATAATATTATGTCATATTTTGAAAATAAATTAAAATATAAATTATTTGACCAAATAATAGCTGCATTTAAAGTAAATGGTAAACGAGTAGAAATATGTAGGACTACACATGATAAAACTCATCATGATTTTATCAAATGTACAAAGTTGCCATTGAATGCCGAAATATGTTTTTTGGATGATGCTATACATTCAGAAATGATAAAAGATAATATTTTTTACATTAATTTAAAACCTTATTATTATGATATAAATTTTAATGAAATGATTGAAAAATTTAAAAATAGTAATTGCGGTAAAAAATTTATTATAGATGAAGAAATATTTGAATCCATTATGATGGATGAATTTAAAAGATATAATTATGATTGTTTGGATAAAAATATAAATGAATATGAGATTGATAAAATTTTAGGAAAACAAATAATGACACATTTACAGGATTTTTTTAATAAATCATTAAAAAATAAAACACGTAAAAATAATATAAAAAAAAATAAGACAAGGCGAAAATATTAATTTTTATATTTTGTTATAAGGTCATTAACTTTAATTGTAGCCTTATCTTTAATAATTATTATATATTGGTTTAATGCAGTGGTTGTTAAAATAAAAAAACCTGCCGTAAATGCTATTTTAGCATCCAAATTAGTAAACTCATATTGTTTTCTTAAAGGATTAAAACGCCACATTAAAAATAAACAAATATAAATTCTAACATAATAATCTAATTGTTCAATATATTTTTGAGCTGATTCAGAAAATCCTAAAGCAGAAATAACAATTAATGTATACATTAAATAAAATGTATAGTCAAATGCATTTTCTTGAAAATTATGTAGTTTTTTATGCATTATATATAAAATAAAAGAATATAATTATTTATTTTTGATAGTACATAAAAAAGAAGAAAAAATAATAAAATAATATCAAATAAATATATAATGAAATTAACAGAAATTGAGAGAAATAATTTAAGGAATGATGGTGTATTTGGAAATGCAGGGAATATGCATAGATTAAATGATATATTAGATAGATTATTACAACGCGATATAAGTATTACATACGATGATATAAAACAAGAGACACAGTTGTATATAGATGAACATTACCCAAATACATTGATTATAGATTTAACTGAGGATGAAAAAAATAATATTGCTGAATACGTAATTAATAAGTTTGAAGACATTATTTTAGCACCCTTAATACCTGCAAATGATAATTGGCTTGGAGGACCCGAAAATGATGTTTTGCTCGGAGGTAGAAAAAGAAAAAATAAACGAGGAACTAAAAGAAAAAGTAAAAAAAGAACCAAAAGAAGAAATAGAAGAGGAACTAAAAGAAGAAATAGAAGAGGAAATAAATAAAAATAAATATTATTTTAATTTAAATAATATTTATAAATAATAACCCTAACTCAAAGTGATATAAATAAATTATTATTTATTTTTTTCAGTTTCAGAATAAAATGTTAATGTACGAGCACTAGGGTCAGTAGCATTTGTATATTTTGGCATCCAAAAATAAGGTAGAATATGTGAACAATTTGGATAATCGCCATCAAATATTTTCTTATAATAGTATTTTTCTGTTTCAATACAGGCTTTATAATTAGTCGTATTTTCATTTATATTCAAATGATTAGAAATATGTTCTTGTAAGATTTGAAACAATGAACGTCCGTGTGAGCTAACTCCATCACTAAATGCTTCTTTTTTTCTCCAAAGAATTACATCCGGTAATATTTGTTTTGAATAACAATCTTCAAAATTACCAATTGCAAAGCTTTCTCTAAGAATATATTTTTCACATTGTCCGTAATTTTTATGATTTCTAAAATATGGAGGAATTGACAAAATATAATTTACAAAACTTCTATCTAAAAATGGTGTCCTAGGTTCAAGTCCATGTGAAGAAATAGATTTATCAGAACGTAAAACATCAAACAAATGAATATCATTTAATAATCTTCTAGTTTCTTTATCAAACTCAATATCATCTGGACATTTATTCATATAGAGATAACCACCGAATAATTCATCTGACCCGTCACCATTAAAAATTACCTTTGCTTCACTATTTTTGCGAATATATTTTCCTAACAAATAATTGCCAATACTAGCTCTTACGGTTGTAGTATCATAACTTTCAATATTATAAATTACTTCAGGAATTGCTTCACACATTTCTTGCTCAGTTACAATAATTTCGGTATGATTAGTACCCAAATAATCAGCTACAATTTTAGCATATTTTAAATCCTCAGAGCCTTGTAATCCAATGCTATATGTTTCTAATTTATTTGGAATATTATGTATATTATAAAAATTATTAACTAGAGCAGCAATTAAACTACTATCTAGACCACCAGATAGCAAACATGCAATTGGTCTTTCAGTTGTTAAGCAACGTTTTACAACTGCTGCATTTAGTAAATTAGATATTTTAAAATACACATCATCTAATAATAAACTATGAGAAAAATTAAGAATAAAATATGGTGTATTTTTGTACATTGGTTCCCAAGAAGATATATCTGAATCAGAATAATTAAACATACTATATGTTCCAGGTTTAAATTGTTCAATAACATATGATTCTTTATCTAAATTATAAATATTGCTTAAACATTTAAGCTCTGAAGCAAATCCAAACATTTTTTTTACTCTACAGTTTGCGACGTCAATTATTTGATATAATGGTCTTACACCTAATGGGTCTCTAGCAATATATACATTATTATTTAAAGAATCATAAAGAACAAAAGCAAAAACTCCATCTAGCATATTAAGTGTTTGTTGAATACCGTATTTAAGATATAAATGAATAATAATTTCACAATCAGAACCAGTTTTAGGTTCTACTCCCATAAATTTATACAACTCTTTATAGTTATAAATTTCTCCATTACAAATTAAAACAATATTATCAATAACTAATGGTTGATTAGACTCTTCATTTAAACCATTTATAGCTAATCTATGAAACCCTAATATCATTTTAAGAAAAGAATGTTCTAATTTAGAAAATTCCGGACCACGATTTTTACCTTTTACAAATTCATTTTCAATGGATTGTAATGGGACATTATTATTTAAAACTGCAAAAATACCACACATTAATGATATAATAATATATTCAAAAATCTTTATACTAGTTAATTTAATTATTTATTATAATAAGTAATTAAATTAGGTTCAATATAAAAAATATATATTAATTATATAAAATGAATAACTGTAATCAAGGACAACAAAATAGTGTATCCAAAATGCAACAAGAAAACAATACAAGAATTTATAATAGAAATATACCTTCGCAGATGTTGCAACCGTATTTAGATGTACGCCCAGTTATGACAAAATATTCATATTTTCCAATTGTGGACCCTAGAAAAAACATAAAAACCACATTGAATGTGCAGCCTACATTTAATCCTCATACCGTATTTAATCCAGGAAACACACAGTCACCTTGGTCAGGGTTTGCTTCAAAAATTAATGTTGAATCGGAATTAAGAAATCAAATATATGCTTTACAAAAATGTAGTCAGGCAGTATTTGTTCCAACAAGTAACAGTGATTTATATAATTATAATTTTACACCAAAATCAACTCCTCAAACACACTCATTATTATTTCAAAATCAAGGTTTTGAGGATTTTAATCCTAATCCCGATGAAAAAACTGTTGGCGTCGATATGTTTATGAATGCTACTAGAGTACAACTAAAAGATATGACAAAACAAAAATGTTAGAAAAAAGAATACGATGTTTAATTTTATTTATTTTAAAAATAAAGTATATGTCGCAAGCTTTTGTAGACCAAGTAACTTTAGATTATTTACTAAATAAAGATATGTTTAACAAACATGTTAAAACTCAAAAAGCAAAATCAATTAATAAAGAAGATAGAAAATTTTACAAAAAAAGAATTTATAATTTATTTAAGGAACTATTAATAACAAAAGAAGAACCTGAAGATTTATTACCAGATGTAAAATATGCTTATGATAACTTTATTAATTCGTGTATTAATTATTTTAAAACAATTGATAATAATGATTTAAATCAAGAAGAATATAAAAGTTTAGATGAAACACTAGATATTATTAATGTTCCAGAATTAAACGATAATAATTTACAAACAGAAGAAGAGGCTAATAAACTTTTAATGCGTTCAATTAAAATTACAACATTACCTTTAGATAATTTTGTAAAGAGAAAGACTACAAAGGTTGAAGAGAAAATAATATTACCAAAACAAAAAGAAATAAATTTAAATGGAGCAGAATTAAAAATAAAAGGTATTATTAAAAAGAAAAATATCACTAATAAATATGATGAAACCATTAACACAAAAAAGGAAATTCAAGAGGAATCTAACAAGAAATAAAAATAAAGTGTATAAAAATAAACTACAAACAAATAAAACAAAAAGAAAAATACAGTTAGGTTCTTCTAAACGTAAAGTAAAACTGCAAAAAGTAAATTGCAGTCCAAAAGATAAGAAAGAAATAAATGATTTTAGTTGTTATACAGATAAAGCATTATATAAGTTAAGAGATTTATGGAATGCTAGACACCCAGATGTAAAAATTGATACAAATAATACTAAAGAAATACATAAATTATTAACTGAATATTTAAGTGATATATGTAATAAAGAATCTTGTTGGATAAGACAAAAAAAAGAATTTGGACAAATAAGTAGTGAAATAACTGATTCTTTTGCACCTGAATCACCATCCGAGTGGAAAAAAAATCCAAACGAGTGGTTATCGAGTATTGATATAATGAAAGTAATGAAACAATATGAAAAAGCATTCAAATGCTTTGATTTTATAGGACCATCCCCAATTGATTTTGATACAAGACAAATATATGGCGAATGTGTTTGGGAAGAACTATGTAATTTTAATTTAGCTAAACAAATTAAAGATGGTAAAACCAAAATAGGTATAATATTTAATACAGACCCTCATGATAAACCAGGACAACATTGGATATCATTGTTTATTAATATAAAGAAAAAACTTATATTTTTCTTTGATAGTACTGGAGATAAACCCTCGCCAGAAATAATGGCATTAGTTAATAGAATAAAAAAACAAGGTTTAGCATTAAAATCAAAAATATCATTTAAGTTTGATAGTAATGAAGGAATAGAACATCAATATGGAAATACTGAATGTGGAATTTATTCATTATTTTTTATTGTACATATGCTTGAAGATAAATTGACAGAACATTATTTAAAAACTCACATATTAAAAGATGAATATATGCAAAAATTTAGAAAGGTTTATTTTAATGATTCCCTCTAATATTGATTTAAACTGCGTAAAATTATATAAATAGATTTTTATATAATTTATATAATTTGTATAATGAGTACAACAAAATTTCTACATAAAGATAATCTCAAAATTTTATGCGATGTAATTTTTGATGAAGATATTATAAAAAAACAAACGAGTGAATTTCAAGAAAATATTTTTAATTTATTTATGGTTAATACTAAAGGATTTTATGAGGTTGAAAGTAAAAATATAACTAGTTTGGTAGATATGAATAAAAAATATATTTTATTAATATTAAATCATGCTAATAAAAGTATACAAAAAATGGGAATATCAGAGTATAAAAAAATTAAAATATTAGATGAAGAACCTAAAAATGGCAATGAATTAATAACATATGAAGAAATACAAAATGATAAGAGAAGTCAATTTGATAAAGATTTAAATAAACGTCAAGATGAATTTATAAGTGCAATGACTTTACCAGTTCCACCAGTTCCAAAATTTAGTGATAATTTTAAAGATGGTCCAATAAGTGAAATGGAAAAAGCTATACAAGAAATAACAGCACAAAGAAATTATGATGTTGAACAAATAAATAAAAATAATAATAATTCTATTATATCATCAAATGTAGATAATTGGTTAAAACCTCAAGAAACATCTGTAAAAACTGATAAATTAACTCAACAAGTACAAATAAATAATAATAGCAAGAATAGTAACAACAGAATAAAAATAGAAAATGTAGATATAGAAACTAATTATCAAAGTCAAAATCAAGTAATTAATTTAGATAAGAGAGAACAAGAAAGTCCTAAAAAAAATGTAACATGGGGTAAAAACGAAGTCTACAATAAAAACGAATCAAATGAAATAAAATTAGTAATAGAAGAAATAGAAAAAGAAGATACTAGTGACAATATTTTTAAACTTTTTAAAAGAGTTCCTCTTCCTATTTCAGAACAAAAAGAAAATAATCAAACGACAGAAGATAAAATAACAATCCTTCAACAAGACGTCAAAAATTTAAATAATAAATTAGATAATATTTTAGATTTATTAAAT